GTACATTATAAAATGGGATATATTCAAATTCAAAATTAAATGTGTCTTCAATTATTGCGTCAGCATCTACTACCCAAAACATTTCTGTTGTTGCTAATTTGGCTGCTTCAATATGTGCTTGATGAATACCTTTTACTCCGTGGACCCGTAACGCTCTTGGAAATCTTTCTAATAATCTAGCATAATTTTCGTCTGCCGTTAATTCGTTATATGAAATAAAAACCATGTCAAACGGCTTGGGCACAGATGCTACTACTTCCCATTCTTTTTTATTTGCTATAAATCTGTTAGTAAATTCACGTTCAGTGATTACAGAATGTTTACTATATAATGTAACACCGTCAAAATGTTTCCCGTTTAAAAATACGTGATTAGTATTTCGATCATAAGTAAATTCTTCATCTTTTTGACTAAAATATAAATCAAATTTAAAATCATATACAGGAATAACATTACTGGGAATATTCCAAAACAGTTCTGTAGTTGACTGTGACACTGCTGTTAAATATTCTTTGTATGTGGTCAGTTTAAAACGATCATATAATTTTGGACCGCTAGCAACAATATCCCATTCTTTACGTTGAATTGGAAAACGGTATTCCACTTCTCTTTTACTTAATGGTTTATTTTTAGAAAGTAAAAATACACCATCAAATGTATCTTTTCCCTGTTCTCTATGTATGAACGCATGATTTTCATTTCGATCATAATCATATTTTCCGTCTAACGGATCAAACAATAAATCAAATTTAAAATTATCAGCAATTGTCATATTGCTTGAGGTCATCCAAAACATGTCAGTTGTACAGGAATCCATTGCGTTTAAATAATCTTGATGTGTATCTATACAAAATATTTCGTATTTTCTAGTAACAGTAGCTTGAGTGTCTATTTCTTTTTTATTGTTAATAATGTAACGATAGGCAAATTCTCGTTTTGAAATGTTAATTTCTTTTGAAGCTACACATATTCCAGTGTGAATAAAAGCATTATCGTGCTTGAAGACATGAACGTACTGCTGATCCCATTCTGGTATAACATAATCAAATGTAAACGATGGCAATATTTCTACATCGTACCACACTATCCAAAATAATTTTGTAAAAGATTTTGATTTTGCTTCGTCATAGGTTGTTGCTTGTTTAGCTAACGGATATAATAACTTAAACTGTTTATATCGAGATACACTAGCATTGCTACCGTTTGTAATAAAAATTATATCATACATTATCGTTTTCTTATTCTGCGAGGAGTATTATTGTACACTGTTTTAAAAAACTTACTACCTTCAACACCTAAGGTTGCTATTTCTAATCCACATTCATATTTTAATGTTTCACCTATTCCCATAATCTCATACGGCAACATTTCTTCTGTTATCTTACTATATGTGTTTTCCCACTGTGATGTCAACCATTCAAAGTCTCGAACATTAGCATAATCCCAGTCAGAGCAATTAGTTAAGTACGCACCCTCTCTTGCTCCATACATTGACCATAACCCATTTTCAACATCTTCACCAACATTACACCATATTAATAATCGATCATAATTTTGCCACCAAACTGATTTAAGGTCTTTTACTCTAGCACCTTGGTCTAATGACATTTTTACACCTTCGCGAAAACCTGCTCTCCATGCTTGAAACGGACTTGCGTTAGTATAGCTTTCACTGTAGTTGTCATTAAATTGATAATACCGATCATCAAAACAAAACTCCACTAATCCCTTAGTGTCGGCTGGGTCGCTGTTTTCGTGAGTTTTCATTTCATTAACAAATTTACGTGTCCATAATTTTAGGCCACCATTGCCATAACGTAATCCGTTTACATGAACACTTCCGCACCAACTGAATACGTGGTCTGAGGTTAGTTTTAATTCGTCTAAATCTATCTCAACATTAAAAAACGCTGGATCTACAATATTGTCAGCATCAACTGTAACAAAATACTCTGTTTCACTTAGGGCGGCGCAGGCCTTGTGTGCGGCATCGCTGCCTTTAACTCCATGTACACGCTTGGCCCAGGGCAATTTATTACATAAATCTGCGTAATTTTTTTCAGCGTTAGGTTCGTCATAGCTGAGAAATATAACATCTTGTTCAATAATTTTAATCTTGCTCATACTTTAAAATTCCATAAGATTCAAAGAATCGTCGGGTACTAACAGCTATATTATAATAATCTTGTTCTGATAATGAAATCCAAGGAATTTCAATTGCCGTAGTGTTAGATATGTCTAACATGTCTATACTAATTGTTCTAATTAAAAAATTTGGATTATTGTTAAATGTGATGAAAAATAATAGTTGAGCCGTTAACCCAATTTGCTTAATTTGTTCTCTAGATGATTCATTAAGAGAAAATCCCCAGCATTTATTAACAGCATTCCACGTAACTGTTAAGGTAGTGTTATCGGTTGCTACTTCAGTTATTTTTGACAACCAGTGAGTATTAGCACTAATTGATTCGGACGGTTTAACAATAACCGGTGTATCTTTATCGATCAACGACACTATATATTCAGAAAAATTTTCCTTGCCAACTAGGAATTTTTCAATTCGATTATATTCTACTTTGATAAAATTAAGAGTACTATTTTCTCGTTTTTCATTTGTAATGGCATCTATTTTACCGCCTTCAACAAAATACACATAGTATAAGTTGTCAATAATTCCAGAAATAGATGCTAGTTGGTCGTCGGTGAGATATTCTATTTCATCAGTCATAAATTTTTTGCCCTTCTAATTTTACTATCATTTTATCTGTTAGAAAATCTTTTTCTACATAATGAAACAAAAACTCTTGACGATAATTACCAACCAGCATAACTCCGTTTTCAAAATTAAAAGAAACAACATTTTGCCATGATGTAGGGACTGGATTCCATCCTTGTATTGCCGCTTTCATATGGATAAACTCAAGAGGCGAACAAGGATCAATTACCTGCTCTTCTATCCCCATAATGTTAATTGCTATAGCAGTTGCTAGATCAATACTAAGCCATTTTTGCGGACTAGTTAGGGTAACTATTTTTGAACAATATTCCCAATTTTTAACAACAAATTCTAATACTTTAAAAAACTCAAGTGCTAAATCTGATTTTTTAAAATAAAATAATGCTACATACGGATTAGATAATTTATTATTGATAAATGTTTTTCTATGAACATAGTCTGTTTTTACAATTTCATTTTTATAATTTTTAATAGTTGAACAAAATTTAAGATCACTGTTACTACAGTAGTCCCACCAACTGCTTATATCATCTAAAAATAACATATCAGTGTCTAACACAATAGTTTCTTCATACGGCGACACATGGAATATCTTCCATCGATTTTCAATCTTCCAAGTTGGGTTAGTAGCAAGGTCGTCCCATGGAATTTCTATTATTTTATCAAACACATGTTTGTAGTGTAAAGGCACTGGATCGTTAGTAACTAGCGATATCTTAGTTACTGTTTTTTGCGTATTCTTAATACTAAGAGCAAGCGCATACGCTTGTTTTACGTAATCAATTGTTTTAGTATTCTGAGCAAGTACAACAAATCCTTTAGACACCTTGGCCTCCTTCGACTACTCTAAGTAGGCTAGATTTATTCATTACATGAACATCTAAACCAGTAGTTTTGACTAGCGTGTACTCTCCACGGTACCCTTCTTTTTCAACTAAGAATTGCATTTTATCTTCTGCTATTCTTACTAACAAATCTCGATCTAAAATATACGTCATACTCCCTGGAAGCGCGGTCGCAAACTCTCCAGTAGTGTTATTATTCATGATATGAATTGCTATACTAAACGCAAAATCATTTCTAAATACTTTTGAATCTATAGTATACAGCAATCTATAATATTCCCAGTTTAATTTAATATTATCTACAATATTAAAAAATGCCTGTGTAAATTCGTCTTTCTTAAACACGAACACAGTAGCCCAATAAAATGGAATACTATACTGATTTAATCTATCAAAGCTACTAGTGTTACGCCAACTAGCAAGATCTAAACTAGAACGATATATTTGAAAATTACTGTTGCTGTTAAACGTTGGCAATAGCACTGATGAATTAATAATATAATCGCTGTCAATTACTAGTGTAGTATCATACGGTGTTAAATCAAATATTTGACTTCTTGATTGATTTTTCCATACTAGATTTTTTGATGATAATGTACCATCATGAAACTTTTTTGTTTGTGTGGTATTAGAACTAATAACAATAATTTGATCAAATACGTCAGTATCTGTAACTGCGTCTGGGGAGTCAGTTATAAGAGATACCGGTATGTTTAAATAATGTTTTAGTTGTTTAGCAGAAAATGTTGCAATCTTAACATAGTCAATTGCTCCATTATTCTGTGCAAATATAACAGCGCCGTGGGTCATAGTGAAGTAATATCTACTAATGACCGTTTAGTCTTAATGGCTGCGATCTTAATTGCGTAATCGTTAAGCGATTGAAAATACTGTTCAACTATTGTGTTAAAAAATATTTGAACATCTTCTATTAAAACTGGTAGATTATTTTCGTCTAAAAACGCCACATCCGATGTGTGTCCTAGATCAATGACTGTTTTTGTAAAATTAATTAAAGTTGGGGTAATTTTAAATGTGCTACCATTTACATAATGTAGCAATTTTTGCTCAAATTCTTCTTTAATTACTCTTTTTTGCGAAGATAGTGTTGTCATATAATTGACAACTTGATATGCTTTTTCTAGACGTTCGTCCATAGATAACCTCTTGAGTATATCAAGTAATTATCTATTTTTTACAGCGGGAGCTTACATTCCGGTTTGGCTTGATGTTGGGGCTAGGATTGACACGTTTGTGCCAGACGGTCTAATCATATTTACAGCAGTGTCGAGCGTTCCGCCTGCGGCATTAACGTTCTCGTCGACCGGAACACCAGTACCTGTTTGATCGCCAGTGTCGTCATCTTGGAATCGTAATGTGAAAATAACATCGGCTCCGTTAGTTGATTTTCTAGCATAGATAAAATATTCTTTTTCTTAGTAGTTGCCAGCTGGCGCTGGTTTATGAAAGATTACTTGATCTGATGTAGTAAGAGTATTATATCCAACGGCGTATACAGTACCATTTGAACCAGAATACGTTGTAGTAGCATAATTCATTGTAACTACTGCAGCCTGGCTTAACATAGTAGTCCACGCATCATCTTTTGCTCCGGCGCTGGGTCCATTTCGACTAGACTGTAATTGAAAACTGCCGCCGGCATTAAAAAAGAATCTCATATTTTCAGCAGTACCTGCGCCGCTGGCACTTCCAGAAATAGTAATTACATTAGATATTGTACTATTCCAAGCACCTGATTTTGAAAAGGTAATAACTGTTTCAGTTGAGAATTGCCCCGGAGAGCCTAATAAAAATTTGTTTGAAACAACTGTGTCAGCAAATAAATCATATTGATTTCTAAGTGCTTCAGTTATTACTAAACTAGTAACAGGAACTAATAAGTTTACGCCATCATTGGCGCTGCCTGTACTAACTGTACCGGTACCTAATTGATGCTCTCGTGCTGCACGTAAATCAGCTCTTAGATTTAGCCAACCGCTAAGGTTAATTTTATCACCGGCGGCAATTGCTAAACTAGTTACTGATTGTCCGTATCCAGAGGTGCCACTACCAGTTCCCAAAATTCCAGCAATTTTATTTTGAATACTGTTATAGTCAGTGGCTTCAATTTTTTGTCCAATACCTGCGGCCATTTTTGTATCCTATTATAAAATTAAAGCTTCAACTAATCGTGTTCCAACGTCGGCACTAGTTTCTAACGCAATAGCAAAGTAATCAACTGTATTACCAAATGCAGCTTGAGCAGTTCCGTCAGCGCCAGCAACTAAACGTTGACCTTTGGCAATATGACCTATCACTTTAACAGGAACTCGTCCTTTTAAAGCAATATAAGTTCCGCCTTCTAACTCGCTATTCATCATGTATGCCGGGTTAGCAGATACTGCGCCAATAGCACGGAAGCCAACTTGCGTTGCTGTAACTTCTTTGTCGCCGCCAATCATTACAACTGTGCCAACTTCATAGTCGGCATCAGCAAGATATTTTTCTGCCAAGTCAGCATAATTAGCTGAAGTAGCAACTCCTTGGAATAACACAGCGTTAATATTACCAGTAGAGTCTCTAGCAACAATTGTATTTCCTGTGCCTGTTCCACTTGTATCAACGCTGGCAGTTCTATATATACCGCCAACACTTACGCTGTCAGCTTTAGTGGCTGCGCCGTCAAATACGTTAGCATATACTGTGTTAAATTTTACAGTAAGTGACCCAATATCGTATGTGAACCCATCGTTGTCATCACCGCCGTTTAGAATAGCGTTGCCAACTAATTTAATAGGAGTCTTTATAACACCAGATGCTTTTGTCTGAATTCGTAAAGACGATCCTTGAGTTTGTATTCTTGGATATGCTCCGGAAATATCAACTAGTAACCCATTTGTTGCCCAACTATCGCCGACTGTATAACCCGCATCGGCAAATCTAACAACACGGGTAAATCCAGATGCTTGGTCGTTTCTTACAAAGTTTGATGCAAGTATTCCTCCTAACTTATCTGAGTTAGTAGCAGTACCAAAAAATCTAATATCTGTTGAATCAGTAACACCATACATAGCATCCGCAGGATCTGATTCTTCAGTTAACGCTAGTGTAATACCAGGATGAATTGTGGTAAAACCTGCGATGCT